CGGATCATGCCCGATGGCGAAATGATGACGGCGGACACGTTGCGGGCTCAAGCTGACCAGCTAGACCAGTTCAAGGGGTCAATTCTCCGAATCTACGCTGAGAAAATGCAAAAGCCGATTGAAACTGTTGCAGAAATGCTCAAGAGTGGAGATCGTTACTGGACGAGTGAGGAAGCGAAAGCGGCGGGAGTTGTTGATGAGGTGTTGCCAGTGGTGCGACCTACGGCCCTCGCGCTGAAAACTCGATTAGATGAAAAAATGGTCGCCATGTTGACCGCGACCGAATTACCAAAAGCGGAGCCCAAAAAAATGGCGATCACCCCGACATTGTTGAAGACCAAATACCCAAAGCTGTACGCTTTGGCGAACCCTGCCAAGATTTTGGCGATGATGGAAGATGACACAATGACGGAAGAAATGGCCGTTCAGACAATGGGCGGAGATCTCGCAGCCGAGAACGAAATGCTCAAGCAAAAGTTGGCTGAACTAGAGGCCCAACTTGCTTCGATGCAATCGGCCCCTGTGGTGGTCGATCAAGCGGTCGGTGCTGCTGACCCGAACAAAGTGAACTGTGCTGGATCTCGCCAGCCGGTGACCGTGACCAGCGTTCCAGATATTCAAGCAACCGGAAGCGGCAAGCCGACGATGAGCGCTGAACAGGAATGGAATCAACGCGTCGCTGAAATCGTGGCACAAGCCAAGGTCGATAAAGTGACCGCCGTTCGTCGTGCGAACCGTCAATATCCTGGCTTGCGTGATCGAGTGTTGGCAGAAAGCAAAGCCCGTCAAATCGTGTAACGGTTCGCGGGAAAATCATTTGGCGGAGTGGATTAGAGACACCTAGGACGAAAGAGTGTGATGCTGTCAATCGATGCGGGAAAGGTCACCGTGGCTGATTGAAATGTCAGTTGCAGCATTGCTTAGCAGGTGCGATTCCTGCCCAAATGACTCAGGGAAATTTTTAGCGTCGATGTGACCCAAAGTTTTTTGAAGTGAGATAGTAGAGATGGGAACTCAGTATTTTGAAGGCCGCAGCCGTAGTGGTCAGGCAGCATCGGCGCTTGCGTGTTATCGTCGCGTTGTGGTGGACACAAACGGCGAATACGCTTTGGCTGGCGTTGCGGACAGTTGCCACGGGATCACAACTCGTGACGTGTTTGCGGCGGATGATCCAATTGCACCATCGCTGTGCAACCTGGAAGGGACCGTGGAAGTCGAGGCATCTGGTGCAATTGCGGTGGGTGGCCTTTGCTATGCGGCGGCATCCGGTAAGGTTGCTTCGACAGGTTCGGTGTTAGAAGGTGTTTGCGTTGGCGGTGCTGCTGGTGCTGATGGCGATATCATTGAGATGTTGCCGGTCAAGTCGCTCGGCATCAAGAGCCAACAAACCATGCTTCGCTCGCTGCGAACTCGGGTTACCACAGCTAACGTCAATGCCGGTGTGACGCTGTTAGCTGCAATTCCGGGCTACAAGTATCGTGTTCATGATGTGGCCTTGATTGCCATCGGCGGCGGTGCATCAGGTGCAACCACGGTTGATATTCTCGGCACTCAGTCGGCGAGCGGCGTTAAGTTGCTGGCGGCTGCGGTGGCTGCGTTGACTCAGAACACACTTTTGCGAGCTGGTGCAACGAACGCGACGATTCTGGCGGCTGGTGCTTCGTTTGTCGCTAACGATGCGAATACTGCGATCACTATTGGGAAGACTGGTAGTGATTTGGCAACGGCAACGCATATTGATGTGCTGTTGTTGTACACAATCGAAGAGTAATAAACTCTCTGCTTGTTTCGCGTGGAGGTGGCCACTGAAGCGCGAAGCAATTTTTTCATAGTGGGATTCGATTTCAAAACGCTGGCAGAGACACAAGGAAAGTGAAAGATGACAAGCCCGACATCACAAATCGCGATCACTCGAAACGATTTGAAGGCGTCGCTTGAAGAGATAAGCCTGATTTCGGAACGCGAAGGGTTTATCGGCCTCAAAGTGATGCCAGCGATTGACGTTCGCAGCAAGGCTGATCAATTCGGGCGAATCCCGATTGAGGAATTGCTACAGGCCAAAGACACGGTACGAGCTCCCGATGGTGGCTATGCCCGTGGGAACTGGAAGTTTGAGCCAGATTCGTATGCGTGTATCGAGCACGGTTACGAAGAGCCGGTAGACGAGGCCGAGGCCCGTATCTACGGCGATTGGTTCGATGCCGAAGTGATTTCGACCGAGCGAGCCTACTGGCAAGTTTTGGTCAACCAAGAAATGCGAATCGCGGCCAAACTGTACAACACCACGACCTATACGGGATCTTCGCTTACAACGGCGATCACCGATGAGTGGGATGACTATGCAGCGGCTGACCCGATCACTGATGTGAATAATGCCAAGATCAAAGTTTGGCAGGGTTGCGGCCTGTGGCCTAATGCGATCACGTTGAACGAAACGCAGTTCATGCACGTTCGGCAATGTGCCCAGGTGATTGACGCATTGCAAGCGGCTGGCGCTGGTGTCAGTGCGGTGCAAGGTGACTTTACCGAAGCGATGCTGGCGAAGGCGTTCGGCCTGAAATATGTGTTTGTGTCGCGTGCGACTAAGAACACGGCGAACAAAGGCCAAGCGTTTTCGGGCTCGCATATTTGGAGCAGCGAGTACGCGAGCGTCCTTCGTGTGGCTGAAAATCCAAACGACATCAAGGAGCCATGCGTAGGCCGAACCTTCCACTATGTGGGCGACGGCTCGACGATTGGCGGAACGGTTGAAACGTATCGCGATGAATCAAAGCGTCGTGATATTGTTCGCGTTCGCCAAGATGTGGCCGAAAAGACGTTGATTGTTCAGGCGGCGCACTTGCTCAGCAATGTTCTAACACTGTAATCGGCTGGCGTTATGTCGCGTTTTCGCTCTATTGTAAAAACAGCATCATTCCCCGCGTTGGCATTCCAGCACGGGGAATTGATTTTATATGAGCGTCGCGACGGAACGATGAGGGAGGTGACAGCAATCATTACTCGCGATGAGTTGGTGATTCTGAACGAGTTAGGCGACAACCCGCAAACGTCAATGATTATTTCGGTGGTGGATGATGCAACCCTCGGCATTACTCGCGATGAGTTGGATTGTGAACTGGATTTTGTGTGGATTGCGAAACAGCAAGGCGGCCAACGGAAAAAGACGGGCATTGCTCGCGTATTGAACGAAAAAGTGGGGCGGTTGCGGTTGGCGATCTATTGAGGTGGGGCGATGATCACGGTTCGTTTAGATCGAACGAAGCCACCGATAGATACCGATGCAAGCAGCGAACAGTTGATTGATGCGGCCCGCATGGGGCTGAACGATACGGTCAAGGAGATGCGGACCTTTGCTTGGCGGCATATCAACAAAGTCGTAGCGATAAAGAAGCACGAGCAAAGCCAAAAAACACCAAAGCAAATCGTTGAAAGTCGTATTTTGCTGAACTGGGCCAAGCGAGGTGAAACTCGCGGCGTGATCGAAGTGAAAGCGGCGACGATACCGCTGGTGTGGTTCGATCCAAAAGATAAAAAGATCCCAGCCGCCTCGCGTGGTGAGGGTGATCGGAAGCGAAAAAAGCGGACAGGAACGCGACGATATGAGGCGTCGGTAAAGACAGAAAAAGGTGCGGCCCGTCAGGTAGTGCCGGGCGGATTCGGGCCACGAACGGAAAAGCTAGGTCGTACGATTTGGAAGCGTGCAGGGAAGGCAAGGAAGCCCCTAGTCAAGCCAAAGGGTGTGGAGATCCCAGAGATACTCCGCAGGCGTGGCGGGGTGCAGGAACTGACAGCCAAGGCGGAAGAGCGGCTGGTGGTCAATATCACGCGTCGAATCAAGCGAATCAAGTATTGGTGGAATAAGCGTCGCGGAAAACAGAAGGCGGAAGCATGACGACGGCGACGATTGAAAACAACATCATCGAAGTGATTGCGGAACGCTTGCGGGAATTCACCGAGGCGAACGGCTTCGACTATGATGCGGCTGGTGTCGTGCGGCCTGATAAGCGCGGTGCGGAATGGACGCCAGAGCATAGGCTGATTTTGGTTGATGTGGCATCGATGGCACGCAACCCAGAGCATGACCGGCCAGGGAACCCGCCAGCCGTGGCGTATACGATGACGGTTGAGGCCCGCATGATATTGCGCAGCGGAATGACAAACGACGCGGTTGACTCCAGTGAAGCGTTCTATGCGGCGGCTGTAATGAAAAAACTTATAGCCACTGGTTCGCAGTGGTGGCAATTCGATGACAACGCGTACAATGCGGATATAGGCGAACCAAATCCATTTCGAGCGCAAACGGGTGACTATAGCGGCGTGACAGTGCCGGTGACCGTTTGGTTCCGTGTGAGTGAAAATAACCCGTTCCAGTCGAGGAGCTGAAGAGATGTTGAAAGCCCGTAGTGTATTTGCGGCCAAAGTTGAGACGACGATGGGAACGGCGGAAAGCCTGACCGGGACCGATGCGGTTTATGATGCCTATGATGTGGTGATGAATCCGCAGATCACGAAAGTAGTGCGGCCCTCGCAGTTATCGTTTGAACCCATTGGGTCAGTGAGCAACGGGCATATCGGACAGGTGGGATTCAAGACGGATTTGGTATGGGATGGAACATCGACACTACCGAGTATGTTTGAGGTGCTTTTCCCAGCGTGCGGTTGGGTGAAATCCTCGACCACGTTCAAAGCGTTCACAAGCCCGCCAGGAACGGCGGACGGTGTGAAAACTCTAACTCTTCAAGCCTACATTGACGGAACGCTGAGACAGCTTGCGGGCGCGGTAGGTGACTGGACATGGTATCTGCCGACAGGCCGACCGAGCTATATTGAGTGGGTGTTTACGGGTATTTGGCAAGATGTGACCGATACGGCATTGTTGAACCCAACGACGCCGACAGCGAAGGCGGTGAGGTTCAATACTGCCTCAACATGCACCTGGGATTCAGTATCGATTGCATCGACCGAGCAATTCGTGGTTGCCAGCGGCAATACAGTCTCGATGGCCTATTCGGCAGCTACGGCCAGCGGATACAAACACGGCTACATTAGCAACCGTTTAAGCACGATTAGAGGTAATCCCGAATCGGTGTTGGTTGCGACTCAGGATCGATGGTTGAAAAGCAAGGAAAACACGCAGGCGGCGCTTGCGATTACGTTTTTAGGGAATGGAACGTCGACGGTCGGATTCTCGGCACCAAAGGCATCGATTCAGACGATTGCCGAAACGGTGCGAGAAGGGTTGCTGTGCGATGACACGCAAGCGCCGATGCTGCCTGACCACTACGGCTGCGGCCTTCAAAATACTGAGTTCCCATCTCTACTATCTCACTTCAAAAAACCTTGGGTCACATCGACGCTAAAAAATCTCTACTAGTCATTCGGGCAGGATTTGCACCTGCTAAGCAATGTTGCAACTGACATTTCAATCAGCCACGGTGACCTTTCCCGCATCGATTGACAACATCACACTCTTTCGTCATAGGTGTCGCTTGTCCACTCCGCCGAATGATTTACCCGCCAACCGTTACACGATTTGACGGGATTTGCTTTCAGCCAAAACTCGATCACGCAAGCCGGGATACTGACGGTTTGCACGACGAACGGCGGTCACTTTGTCGACCTTGGCTTGTGCCACGATCTCAGCGACGCGTTGATTCCATTCTTGCTCAGCGCTCATCGTCGGCTTGCCGCTTCCGGTTGCCTGGATATCTGGAACGCTGGTCACAGTCACCGGCTGGCGAGATCCAGCACAGTTCACCTTGTTCGGGTCAGCCGCCCCAACCGCTTGATCGACCACCACAGGAGCCGATTGCATCGAAGCAAGTTTGGCCTCTAGTTCGGCCAACTTTTGCTTGAGCATTTCGTTCTCGGCTGCGAGGTCTCCGCCCATCGTCTGAACGGCCATCTCCTCGGTCATTGTCTCATCTTCCATCATCGCCAAAATCTTGGCAGGGTTCGCCAAAGCATACAGCTTTGGGTATTTGGTCTTCAACAATGTCGGGGTGATCGCCATTTGCTTGGTCTCCGCTTTTGGTAATTCGGTCGCGGTCAACATGGCGACCATCTTTTCATCTAATCGAGTTTTCAGCGCCAGGGCTGTAGGTCGTACCACTGGCAAGACCTCATCAACCACACCAGCCGCTTTTGCTTCCTCACTCGTCCAATAACGATCTCCACTCTTGAGCATTTCTGCAACAGTTTCAATCGGCTTTTGCATTTTCTCGGCGTAGATTCGGAGAATTGACCCTTTGAACTGATCGAGCTGGTCAGCTTGAGCCCGCAACGTGTCCGCCGTCAGCATTTCGCCATCAGGCATAATTCGCGGCTCGTGCCACATCAAATAGCCGTTTCTGGTGATCGACGTTTCATCGCAGGCCGCCGCCAACACCGACGCCATCGAGAACGCCACACTTGAAACGATTGCTCGAGTTTTTTTCGGCCAGGCTTCCACCATATCGACCATTGCCATGCCTTGCAGCACGCTTCCGCCGTCCGAGTCAATTACCAGCTCCAAGTCTTGTTCACGGTCACACTTTGCCAGCATGGCCGCAAAAGAGTCTTTGGTGATATCCTTCCCGATAATCCCTTTTACTTCGATTCGATTCACTTTCAGGACTCCTTCAAGTCTGGGTCATCAATACGGCCGTCACTGGCATCTTGCACCAGCTTTTTCACTGTCTCAGGCGATAGGCCAAAAGTCGCCAGCATGGCTTCCGTAAACGCCACCGATCTCGCCCCCGACATTAAATCGTTCAGGGCATCCGTGATCGCTTTACGGTTGTTTTGTAGCTGTCGCCGTGACAATTGCATGTACTCTGCCGAACCCGCTGGAGGTGGCGCAGGTAACGCCCCGGCACTATTCACAATCGTTTTACCGGCTGCAAGTTGATTCAGAATCGTGGTCGGTATTCCAGCATCCTTAATCGGTACCGAAACCAACTCACGCCAGTGCAACGGCGGTTGGTTCGGGAATCGCTTTCCGATTTCTTCCGCCGCAATCATCGCCCGTACAATCGCGTAGCAACGATCCTCGATAGTTTCATTCACGATCGTTTCATAGTCGCGCCCGTTGCCGTTGTACTGCCGCCGAGGGCTATTAAGCATCTCCTGCAGCACAAGGGCATTGGCCGCGGCATCGTCCATCGGATTGATATACGGCCACGCAGGCGGATCCCACGAATGTTTGTAGAACTGTTTTCCTAGCCGCTTCGCAGCCCGTGCCAGTGCTGGGTCATCTTGCACCGCCACCCATGCACGCCAGTTCCAAACAGGCTTATGAAATTTGGTCGCAATGGCTTTCTGATTTGCCCGGAACCCTTTGCGGGCTTCATCCACAGCACCACGCCAGCCGCTGTAGTTCGTCTCGCTACCGTCCATGAATAGCACGCATAACGGCAACCCCAAGTTGATACCAATCAACTGCAGTTGCGTCTTATGCTGCATCTCATAGCCACCGCCCGGAATGTTAGGCGAAAACGCGGTCAAGTCCTCACCGACTTCGCCTGTTACCTCCATCCCCGGCCCAATGTTTTCAAGAATACGAATCCCCGCCGTGGTTCGTTCCGTTTCGCTTTCGCCATAGCCTGGCGTTGCCATCGGATTCGTTGCTTGCTGAGTCCGTTTTCGGAAGATCGTAAAGCAGCTCGCAACCTGTCGCTGCACCAGCAGAGCGAATTCGATATCGTCCCTGAATTGGGCAATTGTGGTGATCGGCGTATAAGCCGACACTCCCCGCGTCGCCCGCACTCGCTTCGGCACATAAACGTGCATCACCTGCCGCAATCCATCTTTCGAGAACACCGACACCGGCACACTCGGCGATGGGTTCATGTGCGGCTCAACCGCATCAGCTCGAATATGGTAGGCCGTTCGTTGACGACTCCCGTTCATCGTTACGCCTAGCACCGTCATCGGCAACCGCGATTCGGTCTGAATCTCGTGCGACTCCCATAGGCTCAACTTGCCGCTAGGGTTTGCCGTCGCGCAGATATCACCGTCACGCAGGATAGCGCGAGCCACAAAAATCTCTTGCTCGTGGAACGTGCTTTCCCCCGCCTCGGCGCACGGCGCTGGAA